TTATAATAATAGACTCTTGAACCAGGACATGCAAGATACACATCTGCTTCAATACGTCCTGTATTAAAGCATTGCTTGGAAAGATTGCAAGAGTTAGTAGACAAAGAAACACCTAAAGAGCCGATATTATATACGGATGTAATACATGGCGAAGAAGTAAATGTATACGAATGTCCAAATTGTGGAAGCTTTCTAGGATATGAGAATGAATGCAAAGAAGAATGCTATCAAAGTCTATATTGTAGCGGATGCGGTCAAAAATTAGATTGGAGCAAAAAGCAAGATGGATGATATGTGGAAAATGTTTGAAAAAGGTCAAAGATCAGCAAATCCTGTTGGATTAGAGAAACATGTGAATGAATTGATTCATATGACCATGCAAAAGACTGCGGGGCAAAACAGAAGTGACAACAGAAAAGATATTCCGTTTGAACTTTTGGACTTGATTAAATGGTCAATCATATGTGAAGCGTGCTATCTGGTGCTTGATGAAAGATGGGACAAGGTTAAGGAGATATTCAAATATTGTACAAAAGGTTAAGAGTATGACACAGGAAGGACTGACAACAATGAAAAGCACAGCTGAACTTTTTAAGAATGGCGAACTAACAGCAGAAGCAACACAAAGGATGCTAGAAACGTGTGACGAGAGTGCTGAATATATCAAAGACAATATGATTTACTGCCGAAAATGCAACGAGCCGAGAAGAAAATGGATGTCGGCGTTCGGTGCATATGTTCCAGTGATGTGTTCATGCTTGATTGCAGAAAGAGACAGGAAGGAAGCAGAACAGAAAAGACAGGACAGACTGGCACGAATTGCAGGATACAGGAACACAGGCTTTCCAGACAGAGAGCTTCAGAAATGCAGATTTGATCACGATGATGAGAAATCAAAGAAGGCTAGCGACATGTGCAGGAATTATGTGAGAAGGTTTGACGAGTTCAGAAAAGCAGGAAAAGGGCTTATTCTGTTCGGTGGAGTTGGAACAGGCAAGACGTTTCTTGCATCATGCATCGCAAATGAGTTGATTGACAATGGTGTGCCGTGTCTTGTGACAAATTTTGCACGAATCATCAATACATTGCAGGGCATGTATGAAGGGAAGCAGAACTATCTGGACAGCCTGAACGAGTTTGATCTTCTGGTTATTGATGATCTAGGAATTGAGCGAAACACGGAGTACGTCAATGAGCTTGTATACAACATAATTGATGCAAGATATAGGAGCGGAAAGCCGATGATCATTACAACGAATCTGAAGTATTCAGATCTGCACCACGCAGAAGATACGAGCAAAGCCAGAATATACAGCCGTATTATTGAGATGTGCCTTCCTGTACTTGTCAGCGGTGAGGACAGAAGAAAAAGCAAGATGCAGGACTCAAGACTTATGGATATACTAAACGTTTAAATGTTTCAAAAAGAAACAAAATACGGAAAAATGTATTGCAATTACTATCATATAATGATATTATAATAGTGCGAAAGCAAAGGAGATAAAGAAATGTTAAAATCTGAAATTAAAGCACTGTTGAAAGAATTGAATCAGAATGATGAAATTAAATGGAATGTAACTACAAATAGAAAGAATCTAGTAGTTATTACAAATGACTATTGTGAAAGTGATTTTACAATTAAAACTGATGAAGATAACGCAATTAGCGTTGATGATGTAAACATGGAAGAAACAATTTGTTATTTATTCCATGATAAGTATTTTCAAGATTATACAGATCATGAAGATGGAATTAAGAAAGCAATTAAAAACCTTGTTAGTTATTTCTATCACGTATATTAATTAAGCAGGTTAGCGGTTCACCTCAAAGCAATCGCATCACAGAAAGGAAGATACAAAAACATGACAAACGAACAGATTATCTTTAATGAATCCGTAGAATTGATGAAAAGCGGAAAAATTGGAAAGACTGGCAGACAGTTTGAAGTCGAGGACGAGAGCGGAAACAAGATCATGCTTGATGAGCCTGAAGCAATTCATACATTCCAGAAATGGAAGGCAAAAGGGTTCTGCGTTAAAAAAGGTGAAAAGGCAGTCGCACAGTTCTACATTTGGAAATGCGTGTCAAAGGAAACTGAAAACAGCGATGGAATGACAGAAGAACAAAAAAGAATGTTCATGAAAAAAGCGAGTTTCTTCAGTGCTAGTCAGGTTATGGCTTTAGAATAAAAAATCATGGCAAGCCCACCACCATAAAGAGTGGGCATTACAGAAAGGAAAATAAAAACATGGAAAACATCGGAACAATTAAAGTGTGGAATATTGAAGCAATGACAGGCTACAAGCCACGCACAACATTCTATGAGGATTTCAGCATTGCAGACCATTTCGGTGGTTCTGCAATTCGAGACACATATCGCAGAGCGTTCAACGCATGGCAGAACAACATCGAGTACATGACAGAGCTTGTCATGGTTCTGAATTGGAAGATCAGCGAGCATTACAGAAGGAACAACATGCTTGCCGAGATGTATGACGAGCTTTGGCACAAGGCTGATGAGTGGGTTCTTGACCATTTTGATGGTGATGATCTTCAGTATTTCCTTAGAACAACGGACTAGGGAAACCTAGTCTTTTTTATAAGAAAATATGTTTCAAATAGAAACGAAATGTGAAAAAAGGTAAGGAGATACAAAAACATGAAAAGAGCAACATTTGTAAATGAAAAAAGATATATCGTCTATCCTGACTTTATCAATAGATGCGTATATGCAGAAGATGAGGAAGGTAACAAAAAAGTTATTCATGGCGGTGGATATGTCAACAAAGACTTGACAGTAAGAAAATGTATCGCATGTGCATTCGGGCTTCCAACATTCAGACGTAACGCAGTAAAGAAGTAAGCAAAAAGAGGGGAAAAATGAGAGGCAGACCGACAAAAGAATTTGCATGCTATAAAGGCGATGAATTTATTGCAATTGGAACGATCAAGGAACTAGCTGAAAAAACAGGCTATGCAGAAACGACTTTAAGGTTCTGCACGCATCCAGCGTCGAAGAAACGCAACAAGGGCAACCGACTTGTAGTATTTGCAGTAGAGGATGAATAACTTGTGAAAAGATAATAGAAAGGACATAAAAGAAAATGAGTAAGGAATTAACAATTGAAAGTTTTATAGAACAAGAGGAAAAAACAGCATGAAAACATTTTTCGAAGTGGCGTTTGAAGTTCTGGGATGTGCAGTATTGGTTATTGGAATGATCACAATATTTGTGGGTGCGGTATTACAGGAAAGCTACAAGAGCTATCCACCGACAGCGGAAGAAATCGCAGAGAATCCAGAACTTGTGAGGTATGCAAAATGATGCAGGTTTTTAAAGGATACAAAAATAATGGCATTTTAAGCCATTCTAGGGCATGTAAACCTGAAAGTGAAGAAGATATCAGTTCTATGGCAAATGAAGCGTCTAGCTACATAGAAAAAGGATTTACGAGGGTTCTAGATGAATGCGAGGAAAAATACCCGAAAGGTTACCGTCATGTGATTGATAACGACAGAGATTGTCTGATAGATGCACTCATGGAAGATTTGGAGTGCAGGAGATAAAAATGACTTTCGCACAGCATCTGTATCAATTGGTTGATATAATCGCAAATCACGCTGTAAAAGAGCATTACACTGACAATGGCGCTGATGTTGAATCATTAGAAGAAATTAAGCAATGTGCTAAGGATTTGAGCAAGTATTCGCATGACTATGAAGATGTTTATAAATATGCTGAAGAAGTACAGGAATATATCATGAACAAATCAAAAATGAAAAAGAAAGGATAACCTTATGCTAAGTGATTTATTACAAAAAATGACAATTGCATTAATTATTATGCTAGTTTCAATTCCGGCACTACTAATTATATTCATTTACAACTTAGTAGATTACATCAAGAACATAAAAGACTATGAAAAAAGAGAATGATCACGTATTAAACGATTGGGTATTTTCAAACAACACAGAAATATTATTGCAGAACAAAGAAGTTAGTGAATTGAAAAAAGATTTACTAGATAAACAAAAGAAGTACACAGAAAAGCTATTTGAATGCAGAAAGAAAGCACATAAATCAGAAGTTTATTACAGAAACAAGATAAACAAGATTCAAGATATTTTAGAAAAATTATAATCTTAGAAAGCGAGAACAAATTATGAAATGGATGGCAGTATTTAAAGAAAAAACAGGCGAAAGAGCATCTTTCCAAAAAGTAGGAGATACATTACAAATTCAAGCAAATGCACCTATTGTGATTAATGCAACAGGTGAAAAGCTGAACGGTGCAGTAAATGTTACTATTAATCAATTAACAAGTGCATTAAAAAAGCTTGATGAGCAGTTGCCAACATGGAGTGAAAGAAAGTGCGGTTATGAAAAGTGAAGCAAAGACAAATAAAGAATGACAGATACAAACAGATGGGGACTGCTTTCTGAGGAAGAAAGACTAGAAGTGCTAGATTTACCATACGGATGGATGCTGAGAAACATCTTACAGTACGGCAACACACTTATTCCAAAGGAAGCAATACAGAAATCAAGCGTAAGGATGATAAAGTCAGCAATGGAGCAGGATTTGAGTGACTTGGGGTTTGAAGTAAGAATAAAAATCATACGCTACAGAGAAGAAGATCACGTAGCAGAAGGAACATTTACATGAGAAAGATCATGCGTGAAAGCAAAGATACATATCCGTTTGCAAAGCCTGTAGGCTTGCTTCCTTTCAAAAAGGTGAAAAAAGACTATGGAAACAGGAAGATTCTTTCTGTGATGGACTTCAATGATACGCACACAACATCAATAGCTATAGAGGTACTTAAATAAAGAAGTAATTGCTAGGCTTGATACATGCCAAATGGAAAGAATGATTAACGACATTACAGGATTTAATTATTGTGGAAGTGCTCGTGATCACTGTACACCGTGTGCAGAATATGTTTATAAATGGCTTTTATCAGAATATAAAGAACCTATTCTAAATGAAGCAGAGAAAAAGTATCTGGCAGATGTTATTAGACCGTTTAAAAACAGAGTAAAACACATTTCAAAGCAAAAAACTTGGGATAGGCCTATGGAGTTTATACATATTGACCTTTCTGATGGAGATGTTGCAGATTTTCCAAACTTTAAAGCGGACACGATGTATAGAGGTATGGAAGTTGGCAAGTATTACACATTGAAGGAGTTAGGACTATGAAACCTATTATCAATCCGTGGCTGTTCTACCTTGTAGACTTAATCAGCAACTTTAAAATAGCATGTTTTGTACTTCTTCTGATTATTGCAATAGGCTTTGGAGCTACAGTAATTATAGTAATAGGCGAAGATGCGGAAGGAGTAGAATTAGACGAAGTGAAAGTAATTAAAACCCTCAAGAGAATGGCTGTTGTTGGAGTATTACTGATGACTTTCAGCATTCTTCTTCCTTCCAAAGAAACATGTTACAAAATGATGGTTGCTTCACAGATTACAGACACTAACATTCAGAAAGCAGAAGATGTGATTAAGGACTCGGTCGATTATATCTTTGAAAAGATAAATGAGAGGTAAAGAAATGGCGAAACTTATAAAAATGAAGTATAGAACACTTGGCGGTGATATCAAGATCAATTCGTACAATGTGTCAATCTCAAAAAAGATCATAAAGGAATCTGGAATTGATCCTGAAAAGGAGATCATCGTAAAAGCAGAAAAGAACAGAATTATTATCGAGAACAGATAAGGAAGGGCATAAAAAACCCTTTTTTTAATTTGCTAAAAAATGTCATGAAAGCGTTTGGCTTTCTATAATATAGTATTATAATAATAATGTAAAAAGAGAGGAACAAAGAACATGAACACAACAAAGAAGATAAATAGCGAATGGTCGGAGTACGACAGAATGGTTGCTTTAAGCCAGTTAGCAAATTATGGAGTGATATATCTTGATGAGTATGATCAACCAGTTGATGATGAATACGTATTGGAAGAACTTGCAAAAGGAGAATAAAAAAATGGCAAAGAAAAATTTAATGAGAAATGTGCAGGAACTTCAGAATTATAGTCCATGCACAATGAGATGCACTCTGTTGGGTAAGAAGCTGTGCGTAGGATTCACGACTAGAAAGACAGCAAATGATTTTAGACAGATGTATAGAGAAGCAATCGAAGATTTGAAATCAGGTTATCACATCAACGGCTGTGGTGAAAAGAATTTAATCAGCTATTGGGAAAAGCAGTTTATGCTGTTAGATGATTTTCTAGAACAAAATAATTCTAAAATTGTGCATTGAGCATCGAGAAATTGCAGATACTAAGGGCTGAAAAGCCCTTTTTTTAATGCTTAAAAACTGTTATAATTTCGGGGTAGAAAAGAGGTACAGACCATGAAGTTTTCAAATAAAACATATGATATTCTGAAGTGGGTGGCACTCGTTGGAACAAACGCATTTTCAGTATTGGTGATCACACTCGGAAAAATCTGGGGGTGGGATTATGCAGAAGCTATTGCAGGTACAATTTCTGCAGCCGGCACATGCATTGGAGCGTGCTTACAAATCAGTTCAGCGAACTATAACAAGGTGGAACAATGAATCCTGAAACAAGCGTAAGCATTGCATTACTCATTTCTTTGACATCGCTTGCATGTACGTTAATCAACACCTTTGCAGGTGGCAAAAAGCGTCAGGAAGAACAGGCAGAGCGAGAAAAGAATCGGCAGTTGGACGTCGAAAAAAATTTTGTGAAAATCAATGTGAAATTGGACGATTTTTGTGGCACAACAAAAAAGATGATGGCAGAAAATGGTGAAAAGACTGAGCAGTTGAAAAAGGTATCAGAGCAACTCATTCTTGTGACAGAACGTGTAAATACGTTGTTCAAATACAATGATGATCACGAGATGAGAATCAAGGAACTTGAAAATGAGCGGGCACAGAATCATTAGCACCGTTCATCAGGAAACATATAGAGAGGAGAAAAAAATGACATTAAACGGTATTGACATTTCAAATTGGCAAAGAGGAATTGACCTATCAAAAGTACCATGCGACTTTGTAATTGCAAAAGCAACAGAGGGCATTGGATATGTTGACAAAAGCTGTGATGGATTTATTCAGCAAGCATTGAAGTTAGGGAAAAAGATTGGATTCTATCACTTTGCTAGACCGACAGCAAATAACGACCCTATTCGTGAAGCTGATTATTTCTACAATAACTGTAAAGGATATTTTGGCAAAGGTATTCCTATTCTTGACTGGGAAGCAGAAAACAAACATAACGTAGCATGGGCAAAGAAATGGCTCGACAGAGTATATCAGCTTTCAGGAGTAAAGCCTGTAATCTATATGAGTGAATCAGTGGTTAACTCTTATGATTGGTCAAGCGTTGCAAATGCAGACTACGGTCTATGGGTAGCCAAGTACAGAGATAACAATCCTGACTATAACTACAACATGGCTAATGCAGGAAGCAGACCACGTGTGAAGTGGTGGAAGTTCTACTGCATGTGGCAGTGGACTAGCTCAGGAAGATTGAACGGCTATAACGGTAATCTTGATTGCAATGTATTCTATGGTGATGGTTCAACATGGGATGCATACGTTGGCAAGTCAACAAGTACAGTAAAACCTCAGCCAACAAGAAAGACAAATGATCAGCTTGCTGATGAAGTCATTGCAGGACAGTGGGGCAATGAAGCTGACAGAAAGAAACGCTTAACCGAAGCAGGATATGACTACAATGCTGTTCAGAACGCAGTGAATGCAAAGCTATCAAAGAAATCTAATGATGAGATTGCACGGGAAGTCATTGCCGGAAAGTGGGGCAATGGTGATGATCGTAAACAGCGTTTAACAAGTGCAGGATATAATTACACTGTAATCCAAGCAATTGTTAATAAATTGATGAGTGCTAATAAAGCAGTATATTATACTGTTAGAAGTGGTGATACATTAAGTGGTATTGCATCCAAGTATGGAACAACATATCAAAAGCTAGCTCAAATGAACGGCATTGCTGATCCTAACAGAATCTATGCAGGACAGCGTATCAGAGTTAAGTAATGGCACAAGGCTACTATGCTTGTAGCAGATGCGGGAAGATACATCCAAAAGGATATGTCTGCCATGTAGAGAAGAAGCACTACAAGTACAGCTACAAAGAATCACGACTGAGAAGCAAGAGCGCATGGACGGAGAAGAGCAAGCAGATACGAGAAGATGCAAACTATCTATGTGAAGTATGCAAAGACAAAGGCATATATAATTATCGTAACGTATCAGTGCATCACATAGAGAAGCTGAAGGATAAGCCAGAGCTATGGTTGGAAGATGACAACCTTATATGCTTATGTAAAGACTGTCACAGGATGGCTGATGCAGGAATGATTGACAAAGAGTATTTAAAGAAGCTAGCTATGCAGAGAATAGACAGGCTGAAGTAACCCGCCCTAGGTAACGGGCATGGTCTGGTGTGACACCAAGATGAAACGTCCACTAGTGAGGACACAAAAGTAATAAAAGTATATGGTTTTTTGGATAAACGGCTAAAATCACGCTATAATGTGAGTATAAGCCGTTTTTCTGTTTCAAAAAGAAACAAAAAGCAGGAAAATGATGCAAAACAGAAAGGTAGGGTGTGAAAATGGAAAACAAAAAAATGAACATCGTTTATAAGAAAGTTAAGGACTTGATTCCGTATGAGAACAATCCGAGAAACAATGATGAAGCTGTTGACTATGTAGCAAAGAGTATTGAGGAGTTCGGATTCAAAGTTCCGTGTGTTGTGAACAGTGACGGTGTATTGATCACAGGTCATACAAGACTTAAAGCATGTAAGAAGCTAGGCATTGATGAGGTTCCGTGCATTGTGGCTGATGATCTTACGGAAGACCAGATCAAGGCATTCAGAATCGCAGATAATAAGGTGTCAGAGTATAGCACTTGGGATAACACTAAACTTGCTGAAGAACTGAGTGACATCATGATGGATATGACTCAGTTCGGTGATGATCTTTTCAAAGATGATGACACTATGGACGTTGAGCTTCCAGACGAAGAAAATCCTTACAGCCAGAAGAAACACATTCCACAGTACGAACCGACAGGCGATTTTGTCGATATTATGGACTTGATTGATGATGAAAAGACGAACGAGCTGATTAAGGAAATTAAAGCATCTAATGTTACTGAAGATCAAAAGAATTTTCTTATCAAAGGTGCATACAGGCATCTTAAATTCAACTATTCAAAGATTGCAGACTATTATTCTAATGCATCTGAAGAAATGCAGATTCTTATGGAAAAATCAGCACTTGTCATTATTGACATTGATGATGCAATTGCAAACGGATATGTGAAACTTACAAAGGCTGTCGAGGGCTTGATTGCTGAAGATGATGGCGGTGAAGACGATGGAGAATAAGGACTTTGCTGTATTTATTCTTTCACATGGAAGAGCAGACACAATAACAACGTATCGTGCATTGCGTGATGGTGGATATACAGGCAGAACGTATGTCGTAATTGACAATGAGGATGATCAAGAGGATTTATACAGGCAGAAATTCGGGGACGATATTATCCAGTTTGACAAGAGGGACTATCTTGAAAAGACCGACCTTGGAGACTTGGACACTGACAGGCGTATCGGAGTTTTTGCAAGAAACTTTATACAGGATGAAGCAAAGCGACTAGGGTACAAGTTCCATTTACAGCTTGACGATGATGCTCATGGTTTCACGTACAGGTTTGCACAGGGCAAAGTTCTAAGGGCATTGCATTGTTCTCACTTGGACGAAGTATTCTCCGGCATGGTTGAGTACATGAAGAAAACACCTATCACGTCATTATCATTTGCATTGTCGGCGTATAACATGGGTGGCGTAGATGGCAGTATCAAAGAGGGCATGACACGGAAAACAATGACAACATTCCTTATGAGAGCTGACGATCTTCAATACTTCCATATGCGGATGAATGATGATATTACAACATCGTTGATCAATGGCATGCGTGGGAAGCTTTATTATTCCTACCTTCCTATCGAAGTTGAGGTTGACAAAACGCAAGTCAAGGCAGGAGGGATGACTGACATATATCAGAAAAACGGAACGTATCGAAAATCGTTCTACAGTGTCATGTGTTGCCCGTCATGTGTGAAGGTTTCAGCCATGGGAATTACGGACTACAGGATTCATCACACTATCAGTTGGAATAATGCCGTGCCAAAGCTTCTGTCTGAAAGATGGTGCAAGCATGAAAGACATTGACTATCTGATTATAGGTGCAGGGCTGAGTGGTTCAGTAATTGCCAGAGAATTGACGGACAAGGGCTATAAATGCGTTATTCTGGAAGAACGTGACAGTGTTGGTGGAAATATCAGAGATAAAGAAATTAGCGGAATAAATGTGCATCTATACGGTCCTCATATATTTCATACGAACAGTGACGAAGTGTGGGACTACATGAACAGGTTTTGCGAGTTCAACAACTTCATAAATGCGCCGATTGCAAATTATAAAGGCGAGATATACAACCTTCCGTTCAACATGAACACATTCCATCAGATGTATGGATATTGCTGTGTGTTTCCAGAAGATGCGAAAAAATTTATTGAACTTGATATTGTGCCGTGTGAGAATCCTCAGACAGTTGAAGAATATGTGCTCAGTACAGTTGGAATCAAAATATACGAGCGTCTGATCAAAGGATATACTGAAAAGCAGTGGGGCAGAAGTTGCAAGGAATTGAGCAGAGATATTATCAAGCGTCTGCCATTGCGGTTCACATACAATAACAATTATTTTTGTTCAAAGCATCAAGGCATTCCCGTTGATGGTTATTCTAAGACTGTAGAAAGGCTCCTAGAAGGCGTTGAAGTGGTGACAGGGTATAAATGTTCATGCTCAAGCAAAGAGTGGCTAGAAATGGCTAAAAATGTGGTTCTGACGGGTGCCATTGATGAGTGGTACGGTTATTGTTTCGGAGCGTTGGAATATAGGAGCCTGAAATTTGAAACTGAGGAATTGAAGGAAGAAAATCATCAAGGAAATGCAGTCGTGAATTACACCGATGCTAGAGTGCCATTTACTAGAGTCATTGAACACAAGCATTTCACAGGAGTGAATACACCGACAACTATTATCACGAAGGAATATCCGCAGAAATGGGATATCGGAAAAGAGCGGTACTATCCGATTGAGGATGAAAAGAACAAAGCGCTGTATGAGAAATACAAAGAGTTTGCAGAACGTGATGGATTGATCACAGTTGGAAGGCTTGCAGAGTACAAATACTACGATATGGAAAATGCAATAAAAAGTGCATTAAAGGCGGTGAGAGAATTATGCGAAAAACAGTAAACGAACAGGCAGAAGAAATATTACAGAAAGCAGAAGCATTCGGAGTCGATAAAAACTTCTTCTTTATTACGACATTCAGGCGATACATGGTACAACTAAAGATTCTTAATGAGCTTGAATCGTCAATCAAGAATGACGGCGTACTTGTCACAAAAGAATATGTGAAGGGTCGAAAGAATGTGTATTCACATCCTGCGATTCAAGATTTCAACCGTACCACTGACAGTGCAAACAAGACAGTCAGCACGCTGATGAAGATCATTTCAAGATTCGGTGGCGATGATGATTCTGGGGCAGATGAAGATCCGTTACTTCAGCTAATCAACGGTGGTGATGATGATGGCAGTGACGAACAGCAAAGCGTATGAATACTGCAAAAGTTCTGTTAAAAAGAAAACCACTCCGAAGTACGTTAAACTGCAAATGAAAGCATGGATGCGGATTGCTGAAGGAAAAGACGCAAAGTACTTTGTATCTGAAAAAAAGGTTAAGCAGATTGAAAACATTCTGAAACTGTTGATAATGCCAAAAGGATTGAAAGCAGGACAGTCGATGTATAAATGTGCCACTGGTTACCAGTGGCTTATTTATATAGCCATGCTATGCACTGTATATCGTGACAACCCTAAAAAACGCAGATACGAGACAGGGTTGTTGGAGATTTGCAGAAAGAATTTTAAGACGTACACGGTCGGGACGATTTTTATTATTCTGTTTTTGACAGAACCAAGGTTCTCAAAGTTCTTTTCAGTTGCGCCAGATGGTACTTTGTCGAAAGAAATCAAAGAAGCTATCTCAGATACAATCAAAAGCAGTCCACTTATTTACGATTATAAAGGGACGAAGCGTTTTAAGTTGTTAAGGGACTACATCAAATTCAAACCGAATGAAAACACGTTGATTCCGTTAGCATACAGTAACAATCGCATGGACGGACGTATGCCGAATGCGTTTATTGCAGATGAAGTTGGAGCATTGCCAAACGGTTATCCTGTCGATGCAATGAGGTCAGGACAGTTGAACGTTGTTAATAAACTTGGGTTCGTAATCAGTACAAAATATCCGACAATCGACAATCCGTTCGAGGATGAGGTTGCATATGCCAAAAAGGTTCTTGATGGCATCGAGAAAGACGAAACAATATTTGCACTGTTGTATGAACCGGACAAAACGTCTGATTGGGAAACAGATGATCTCATTTTGAAACAGGCGAATCCTGCGTCATTGGAAATCCCTGAAATTTGGAATGAGCTTGTAAAGAAAAGAGCAAGAGCCATTGCCATTGAGAAAGAACGAGAAAATTTTGTTACAAAGCACTGCAATATCATTTATCAAGGGCAAGGGACTGAAACATTTATTGACGTTAAAGATGTTCAGGCGTGCAAGGTTGCGGATATTGATTGGACTGGAAGGGTTGTATATTTAGGCGTTGACCTTTCAGAATCGAACGATAATACATCTGTTGCCATGGTTTCTGTTGATGATGATGATAACATTCTTGCAGAAAGTTTTGCATTCATTCCATCGGACAGAATTACAGAGAAAACAATCTCAGAGCGTGTGAACTATCAGGAACTATTGAAGAGTGGGAAGGTGTTTGCATGTGGTGACAGGGTTATTTCTTATGCGTTTGTTGAACAGTTTATATTGAGCCTTGAGAGCCGTTACAATGTGCAAATTCAGGCGATTGGCTATGATAGATGGAACGCATTAAGCACAGCGCAGAAGTTGGCTAACGAGGGCTATAACACGGTTCAAATCAGGCAGTATTCAAGCGTCTTGCATTCTCCTACAAAGAGGATGAAAGAGGCAATCCTTACGCAGAAATTCAAGTATACAGAAAATAAATTGCTAGAGATAAACTTTCAGAATGCTAAATGTGCTTATGATACAAACAAAAACATGTACGTGAGCAAGAAAAAGAGTAACGGCAAGGTTGATATGGTGGTATCACTTATCAATGCAATTTACCTTCTTGAACAGGATTATTTCTTAAATGAAGGTGACTTCACATTCCAGATGATCTAATTGATAAAAACGTGTATTTATGCTAATATATCTGCGTAAAAATGTTTCAAATAGAAAATACTAACGAGGGGGCGGTACGAGAGTGGCACTATTCAGGAAAATAAAAAATGATGTGAACTTGAACGATCAGAGCGTACAACTTGACGATGTGCTGTTATCGGCATTGCTCAATAACGAAAAGATCACGAGAGAGAAAGCATTGACTCTTCCTGCCGTATCAGGTGCCGTGGATTTTATCAGTGGTTCGATTGCATCAATGCCAGTGAAACTGTACAAGTACAAAAACGGCAAGGTTGAAGAAGTTCAGAGAGACAACCGTGTGCGAATGCTGAATGGTGACACTGGAAACACGCTTGACGGGTTCCAGACAAAAAAAGCCATGGTCGATGATTACTTACTCGGCAAGGGTGGATATTGTTTCATTCAAAGAGACAGACAGAACAACGTAACGGCGCTGAAGTATATTCCTGATATTGACGTTACCGTGTGGTCAAATTCCGACCCGATGAACCGTTTCGTGCAGTTCTATGTTGGTGCAAACAAGATTTATCCATGGAACATGATCAAGCTGTTGAGAAACACAAAAGACGGTGCAAGCGGAAAAGGATTGACTGAGGAAATCTCAAAGTCACTTGAAACGGCATACAGTACGTTGGTATATCAGCTTGGACTGGTCAAGACAGGCGGTAACAAAAAAGGTTTCTTACAGGCTGAAAGACGTTTAGGACAGGATGAAATCGACAAGCTGAAGAATGCGTGGAAACGGTTGTATACCAACAATACCGATAACGTCATGGTTCTGAATAACGGCATCAAGTTTCAGGAATCGTCAAACAGTTCCGTTGAAATGCAGTTAAACGAAAGCAAGAAGACTTTACAGGATGAAATCAATGGAGTGTTCCATATTCACAGTGACTTCAATCTGACATTCAAAGAAGCAATCTATCCGATTGTTAAAGCATTTGAGACAGCAATCAACAGTACACTGCTGTTGGAGAAAGAAAAGAAAAACTTCTTCTTTGAATTTGATACGAAGGAAATTGTGAAGGCAAGCATCAAAGAAAGATTCGATGCTTACAAGGTTGCAAAAGATACAGGGCTTATGACGATAAACGAATTGCGACGCATGGAGAATTTGAACTATGTTGAGGGAATGGACGTAATCAATGTTGGACTAGGTGCTGTATTGTACGACATCAATTCTGGTACATATTACACGCCAAACACCGGACAGGTGACAGGTGGAGATGATGAAGAAGAAACGGCTGAGGAAGTTGAAGAAACTGAAGAAACTGAACAGGGGGCAGATGATGAATTACAAGTATCTGAAAAATCTGACGAAAAATAGTGCAGATTTCTACGTATATGGCGATATCGTTGATGAGAACGTGCCTGACTGGTGGACTGGTGAGAAATCAGAAACAGCAGTTGATACAAACGCATTCAAGACAGAGCTTGACAGCTTGAACGGTGTGACAGATTTTAATATCTACATCAACTCAGGCGGTGGCTCAGTGTTTGCAAGTTCAGCAATGGTAAGCATGTTAAAGCGATTCAGACAGAACACAGGAGCAACGATTCATGCGTACATTGATGGATTGTGTGCAAGTGCCGCTACATATCTTGCCATGGTGGCTGACGATATCAATATTTACAAAAATTCTATTCTGATGATTCACAAGCCAATGACGTATGCATATGGAAATGCTAACGAGCTACAGCATGACATTGATACATTGAATCTGATTGAGAGCGGAACGATGTTGCCAATGTATGAAGCAAAGGCAAAAGAAGGAATCACAGCAGAAAAGATTGCAGAACTGGTGGACAACGAAACGTGGTTCAGTGGCAATGCAGATGATGATATGTACATCGGGAACTATTTCAACGTGAATGCATTGGACAGTGTGAAGGATGTACAGGCATGTGCAACGGACTTATTCAGGAATTACAAGCATGTGCCAGATGCATTAAAAAACCAAAAGCAGACTAAAAAGCCTGTTGAGGATCGTGTGCTTGATTATTCGGCATACGAGAATATTATTAGTTCATTGAAGAAATAACGGAGGGCGAAGAAATGAACGTAAAAAATCTTATCGAGAATCGTAATGCAAAAGTCGCTCAGATGGAAGGACTGCTAGCAACTGCAAAGGCAGAAAACAGATTACCATCTGAAGACGAAAAGAATCAGTTTGCAGACCTTGAAAAAGAGGTCAAGGACATTGATGCGACTATTGCTATGTACGACCAGATGGCAGGAATGAGCATGAAGAAAGTTCCTGCTGAACATGTTGAAATGACAGATGCAGAAAGAGATCACAAAACATTCGAGAATGCAATTCGTGGCATTGTGAATACTGACACACCAACAATGCCTGCTGATGCAAAGACACTGATTCCGACAACTGTATGGAATGAAATCATTTCTCAGGTTATTGAAATCTCACCTGTATTCTCTATGGCAGATCGCTATAACATCAATGGCAATCTGGTACTGCCGAAGTATGATGCACAGAACAGTTCCATCGTGATGCAGTATGCTGATGAGGGAACGGCAGCAGAGTCTGGAAAGGTTGTTATCAGCCAGATTACACTCGGTGGATTCCTTGCACGTTGCCTTGCAAAAATTTCAAAGAGCTTGATTAACAATTCCAACTTTGACATCGTTGGCTTTGTCGAAGCAAAAATGGCACAGGCAATCGCATTGTATTTCGAACATGAGATTCTGTTCGGCACAGATGACAAGGTTGAAGGCCTAAGGGGCATTGCATCAGATATGACTGTTACAACTGCCACAGCAACAAAGATTACATCTGACGAGCTGATGGATGTACAGGACAAGGTAATCGACAACTATCAGGGTAATTCTGTTTGGATTATGAATCGAGAAACTCGAAATGCAATCAGAAAGTTGAAGGATAATGAAGGCGATTATTTGTTGAACCGTGACTTTACAGCAAAGTGGGGCTATACACTTCTTGGCAAGGATGTTTATTGTTCTGATGCTATGGACAAGATGCTTGCAGGAAAGACAGCCATTTATTACGGTGACTTCTCTGGTCTTGCAGTGAAGGTGTCTGAAGATGCTAACATGCAGGTATTGCAGGAAAGATATGCAGAAGAACATCTGCTCGGCATTCTTGCTTTCGTTGAGTGGGATGCAAAGGTTGCAGATACTCAGAAGCTTGCAAAACTTGTAATGAAGGGCGAATAATCTAGAAAGGGGCGAGCAATATGGAAGTAAGCAAAGTCAGTGATATTGAACCGGAAAGCGTCGCAGAGTATTTGAGACTGGACGAAGTAACAGAAAGCGAAATGAATACATTGAACATGCTTATTTCCATCGCTACTTCTTTCATCGAAAACTATACTGGGATTAATGATCTGGACAAATATCCTGAATTTGTGATTGTGGTGCTTATTCTTTGCCAAGACATGTGGGACAATCGCACGATGTATGTTGACAGCAAAGACTTGAACAATACTGTTCAGAGTATTCTTGCGATGCATAGCGTCAATCTGTTGTGAGGTGATTAAATGTTAAACGCAGGAAAGTATTCAAAGCGTATCACGATTTACAGAACTGTGATTGTTACTGATGATGATGGCTTTCAGACAGAACAGAAACAGGTGATTCTTACACCGTATGCATACGTGAGGACAACGAAGGGATTCACGCTGATTGCTAACAATTCTGATTTCGAGAAAGCATACACCAACTTCACAATTCGGTTTCCGAAAACAGAGATCACACGAGACATGCTGATTGAGTTTCACGGCAAAACATACACAATCGAATATCTTAACAACGTTGATGAAAACAGCGTAGAATTAGAGATTCAGGCAAAGGAAGTGACTCACTGATGGCTAAATTTGATGCAGATATTGATGATAGCGTATTGAAGGATATTTCTTACATTGACAAGCAGTTTGATCACATCTTTGGTGGCATGACCAAGGCAGGGGCAGAGGTCGTATACAAGAATGTTATTTCGACACTTCCAGAGTCGCTGAAAAGTTCAGGCTTCAGCAGTCATGTGAAATTGTCGAAAGTGTACAGAACTCCATCAGATGATGGTATCAATACAAAAGTCATGATCACAGGATATTTCAAAAACAAGGAAGGCAAGAAGACTCCTGCACCACTTGTTGCTAACATGTTTGAATATGGCAGTGACAAAAAGAAATATCCAAAGCATCCTTTTTTCCGAAAGTCTTTCAAAAAGTCACAGATCATGAAAGCAATGGAAGAAGCGCAGAAGAATTTAAGCGGGGGGCTGTTGGATGAATAAGCTCATCGAAAAAACATTGAGTGACTTTACGGTCAATGGGAAAAAAATTCCTGTAAAGTTCTTACGATACAATGGAAGTTCGGAAACATACATCACTTACATGATGACAGATGCAGACAGCGTGTTACATGGTGATGATGAACTGCTTAATTATATCGAGTATTATGACTTCGATATTTACACGAAAAGCAATTACAAGCCGATTATCAAGGCACTAAAGGGATTGCTTACGAGTGTTGGGTTTATGTGGGAGCCTGACAGATCATCCGAAGATATGTATGAGGACGATACGAAGTATTACCACAAAACATTATGTTTCTCAATTGAAAGGAGCGAAAATGGCTAAAATCGGTTTAAACAATTTCCGATATTCAAAACTTACGGAATCAGAAGCAGGTAAAGCCACTTATGATGGCGCGAAAAAGCCAGCTAAGGCTATTTCCTGTAAGGTGGATATCAGCAACAATGATGCGTCTTTGTATGCCGATGATGCATTGGCAGAAAGCGATACATCTTTCCAGAAAGGTTCTGTAACAGCAGGAATCGACAACGAGGATGTGCAAACAATGGCAGACCTTCTAGGGCATACGGTTTCAGAAGAAGGTTCAGAGCTTGTCAGAAATGCGAATGATGTTGCACCATATGTTGGTTTCGGAAGAATCGTTACAAAGATGGTGAACGGGGCTTACAAATACACGGTAGAATTCCTATGCAAGGTTAAGTTCTCAGAACCGTCACAGGATGATTCTACAAAAGGCGAAAGCGTATCATTCAGCACAACTGAACTTAACGGAGTGGTGGCGACATTGGCAGATGGCACATGGTCAAAATCTAAAACGTTTGATACAAAGACTGAAGCTGTCACATATCTTGAAGGGCTGATGGCAAAAGGCTAAAGTCTAAAAGAATATTTAAGGCAGGGTTCGTCCCTGTCTTATTTTTTGAAGGAAGGTAAACATGAAGGAAATTTCAAAAGAATTTGAGTACAAAGGGAAGAAATACAAGCTAGTTTTCAATCTGAACGTGATGGAAGTTATTCAGGACAAGTACGGTACACTTGAAAACTGGGGAAAACTCACAGATGGTGCAGAAAACGATGGTGAGCCAAACGCAAAGGCTGTTATCTTTGGAATCACTGCAATGCTGAATGAAGGAATTGATATCGAAAACGAGGAAAATGGCACAGAAGAAAAGATGCTTACTAACAAGCAGGTAGGCAGAATGATCACGGAAATTGGCTTGCAATCATCCGCACAGCTGATGAATGGTGTTGTCATTGACAGCACTAAGAGTGGCGAAAAAAACGCATAATCCCCGATGAAGTGGATGAACCAGAGCCGATAGACTTTACATGGTTCTACTTTATCGGGCGTAACAAGCTCGGTTTTACATTTCATGAGGTTGGCAGAATGACACTGACAACATTTAACAGGTTTTACAAGCATTACAAAGACGATTTCGATTTTGAACTGATGCTTGAAAAGACAGGGACAACATACGCAAAAGCATATGAAAAATCACAACATGAGGACGATTGGTTCTAGGAAGGGGGTTGCATGGCACTTGGTGGTTCCATTAAGTTAAAAGGCGAAAGCGAATACAGGCGAGCATTGAGTCAGATCACACAGAACTTGCGGGAAGTATCTTCCGAAATGAAGATCGTCACAAGTACATATGACAAAAACGACACAAGCACCGATGCATTGACAGCCAAGAGTGACGTGCTTAACAAACGTCTTGAAGAGCAGAAATCGAAGCTGAAGTTAGTGTCTGACCAGTACAAACAGTATCAGAATGCTGTTAAGCAGTCAGCAGATGAACATACACAACTAGGCGAGAAGCTTGAAAATGCAAAGGAAAAGCTCGCAAGCATCGAAGCACAATGTGGCAAAAACAGCAAAGAATATGAAGAACAGAAAAAGGCTGTAGATGATCTTCAAAAGCAGTATGATGAAAGTACAACGGCACAAGACAAAAACAAGAAATCACTGTCACAGCTTGCAGTGCAGATGAACAATGCCAAAGCTGACGTTATCAAGACAACAAAAGAGATTGACAACCTCGGCAAAGAATCTGATGGTAGTGCAAAGCAGGTTGATGATCTGTCGAAAAAGATGGGTGATGCTGATGGTGCATCAAAAAATCTTAATGATGGTTTCACTGTACTAAAGGGCACGATAGCTAATCTTGCATCACAGGCAATCAGCAAGGTTGTTGATGGATTCAAGGAACTTGTAGGCGGTGCAGTGGACTATCAGAAGTCCATGGAGTATTACACGACATCGTTTACAGTCATGACAGGCTCAGCCGATAAAGCAGGGGAAACGGTCAAGAAACTTGCTGATATTGGAGCAACAACTCCTTTTGATATGCCACAGCTTGCAGATGCAACATCTTTGCTGATGAACTTTGGTTTTAGTGCTGATGATGCGGTTGACAGCATGATGATGCTTGGCGATATTTCACAGGGTAATGCAGAAAAGCTGAACACTATTGCTAGAGCGTATGGAAAAATGAACTCAGCACAAAAAGTTTCGCTTGAGAGCATTAACATGATGATTGATGCAGGATTCAACCCGTTACAGGAAATCTCAGAAAAGACTGGAGAAAGTATGCAAAGCCTTTATGACAGAGTATCAAAAGGCAAAATGTCGGTTGATGAGATCACAGAGTCAATGAAGCGGTCAACGGCTGAAGGTGGCAAATACTTTCAGTCCATGGATGCACAGTCTCAGACTTTGGATGGTAGACTTTCTACATTGAGTGATACGATCAATTCAAAACTTGGCGAAGCATTACAGCCGATTCTGCAAAAGGCCGCTGATGAGTGGATTCCAAATATAACAAATGCAATCGACAGTATGGATATGGATTCTGTCGTTTCTGTAATTGATGATATTATTTCCGGTGTTGGTGATTTATTCGGATTTATCATGGATAACGGTAGTACGATCATTTCACTTGTTGCAGGAATCGGGACGGCAATGCTGACATGGAATGTTGCAAGCATGATCAATGGTGTTGTTACGGCAGTCAAAGCGTATCAGGCGGCTAATGAAGGTGCAACTGTTGCACAGGCATTGCTTAATGGTGTTATGAACGCCAATCCGATTATGTTGGTTGTCACGTTGCTTGCAGGACTTGTAGCAACAATCATCACATTATGGAACACAAACGAGGGATTCCGAGAAGCTGTTACAAACGTTTGGAATGCATTCAAGGACACGGTCGGAAATGCAATTGCATCGGTGGGTGGATTCATAGGCAACCTCATAGCGTGGTTTCAGGCTCTTCCCGGGAATATTGGTGCATTCCTTGGTGAAGTTATAGGCAACGTACAGAATTGGGCTTCTAGCATGGTTTCTAGGGCTTCTGAAGCAGGTTCTAACTTTGTCAATGGTGTTGTGTCATTCATCAGTTGTCTTCCGTCTGCTGTATGGAATTGGCTGTCAAGTGCATTGAATAACGTATGGAATTTTGCAGGGCAGTTGGCACAAGCAGGTGCAAATGCCGCGTCTGGGCTTGTAAATAACATTGTCGGGACAATCAGCAGTCTTCCTGGGCGATTGTATAACTGGGGTGTTGATATGGTTAAGGGTATCGCAGACGGCATCAGAAATGCGATTCATCATGTCACAAGTGCGGTCAGTGCAGTTGCAGACAAGATCAAGTCGTTCCTTCATTTCTCAAGACCTGATGAGGGTCCATTGGCTGAATATGAAACTTGGATGCCTGACATGGTGGCAGGGTTGAGCGATTCTTTAAGAAAGGCAAGCCCAGAGCTTATCAACCAAACAGAAGCACTTGCAAATGGCATGTCTGATGCATTCAATGTGAACGGTGGTATTTCAACAAGTGGTGGAAGCTATAACAACATGGTTGATGCGTTCAAGGATGCTCTATCGCAGGTCAAAATCGAGATGGACGATGAAGAGATGGGACATTTCGTCGATAAAACTGTTACAAAACTGATATACAATTAAGGTGGTGAAAGATGTGCGAAACTATGTAATTCAAAATGGACTTGACAGCAGATATATCAACGGATTGCTGATTCAGGAACTGCCGTCAATCAGTAAGCCTTTGATGCGTACAAACATTGAACAGATAGACGGTCGTGATGGTGATGTGATCACAAGGCTTGGATATTCAGCCTACAACAAAAAAATGAAGATCGGGCTGTTTGGAGATTATGACATTGATGAAATCATTCCGTTCTTTAATACGAGTGGAACAGTCACGTTTTCAAACGAACCAGAAAGATATTACAGATACGACATTCTTGATGCTGTCGATTATGAGCGCCTTATGAGGTTCAGAACGGCCGAGATCACGTATCATGTGCAACCGTTCAAGTACAGTACAATCGAAAAAATGAAGGTGTTCAGCAATCCGACAAGTGCTATCACAGTGAGAAATAACGGCAATTATGTTTCAAAACCTATTATTCATATCAAGGGCTCAGGAACAATCAATCTGTCGTTGAATGGGGCACAGTTGTTCAGAATTGATATGAGCGCATCAAATTCAATCACAATAGACACAGAAAGGCTCGAAGCGTATAATGATGGTGCATTGATGAACAGATACGTTGTCGGAAATTACGACAAATTTGTGCTGAAAGTTGGGGCTAATTCCGTGTCATGGGATGGGACACTGACATATATTGCATTTGAGAATCTGTCGAGGTGGATATGATGGAAAAGACGAATTTTGAAATGATAAGAGGGGACACACTGTCATTTGCTTTCGAGGTGGAGTATGACGAAGCGTTGCAAAAACTGGACAGTGCATACTTCACATGCAAAGAAAACTTCGATGATGATGAGCCGATATTCAAAAAGTCGCTAGGGCATGGCATCACATTGGCAAAGCAGGAAGATGGAAAGCTGTACTATGTGGTACGTGTAGCTCCTGAAGATACGGTAAGTATTGAGCCGGGGCATTATTATTACGATTTGCAAATTGGCATCAATGGCGATGTGTTCTCAATACTGATTGGCTCGTTAAAAATTCATAACGATGTAACGATAGGGGGGATCTAATATGAACGATTTTTTCAAAAAACCGCTTGTGAAAATCCTTATGCTTAAAGGTGAAAAGGGTGACACGGGTGACAGAGGGGAAGGCATCCCCACAGGTGGTACAACAGGACAGTTTTTGAAAAAGAAAAGCAACGCTAATTTCGCGTATGAGTGGTCAGATATTGATCCACCTGCAGTTATTTTAAATACTGATATTGATGATATCACGAAAGGGTAGGTGACAACATGGAACATATTAAAATGCCTAGAGGGGACATTAGAAATATTCATTTTACCGTTCGTGATGCAAACGATACAGAGGTAAGCAAAGAATTTACTCAAATTACTTTTACGGTAAAAGCAAATACATCTGCGAGTAAAATTATCATTCAGAAAAAACTGACTGATGGAACGATAACTAAACGCGGAAATGTATATTCATTCTCAATTATGCCGGAAGATACAGACAACATTGATTATGGAACTTATTATTATGACATCGAGCTTATCAGAGGTGACCAGATACATCAGACTTTTGTAGGCAAACTGATTATCACGGAAGAAGTCACGTTCGCAGGTGATACCGAAAAAGGGGTGTAAAGCATGGATGTTTACAAAATTATCATGCTTGCGGACGATGACTATTTAACCGTAAAAATGGATAGCGTTTCAGTCATTGGGACAGATGGGACAGACGATTATAACGAATTAGCAAATATTCCTAAAATCAACAATGTTGAAGTAAAAGGAAGCAAAACGCTTGCAGACTATGATATTGAGAGCGCAAGCGAAGCAAAAAAAGAATTTGAAAATTTGAACAGTGAAATAAACACACATGCAAAAAATGAAGATATACACGTATCACGTGAAGACAGGTTGAAATGGGACAGTGGTACGACGTATACTGTTAGCAAAGGAAATCTGATTATAGGAGGAAAATAAAAATGTCAGATATTTCAGAAATCACATTACCTAGTGGAGTCACTTACGACATCAAAGATGCAACAGCAAGAAATGACATTAGCATGCTCAAAGGCTCTGGAACAGGTGCTATGCATTACGCAGGAGTTACAACAACGGCACTTGTGAATGGCTCTAGCACATCACCAATCAAGATCAATGAAGCAGATTATACGCCATCAAACGGTGACGTTGTAATTTACGGACAGCTTGAATTTGTATGGTCTACATCAGACAAAAAGTGGCACGAGTTTGGTAGTACAGGCAGTCTCAAGGGACTGGCATTCAAGGATTCTGCGAGTGCATCATATACACCGGCAGGCTCAGTTTCCGCACCGACTGTTTCTGTTGCTGTAAACACAGCGAAGGTTGCACCAATCACTGGTGTAGGCACATTGCCAAATTTCACGGCATCTGTTTCAAATGAGACTCTAACACTTGGATTCTCAGCAGGGTCTTTGCCAACAAAAGGAGAAGAGGTAACGGTTGCAACAGGCATTAAGTCTGCTAGTGCATCCGCACCAGCGTTTACAGGAACAAGTGCAACGATTACAACAAAATAAAGGGGGGGTTGCTTGAATGGCTGATATATCAAGTATCGAACTCCAAAGTGGCACAACATACACGGTCAAGGATTCTATAGCCAGAACCCATATAGGAAATAAAAGCAATCCTCATAAAGTGACTAAAGCACAAGTTGGGCTAGGCAACGTTGCAAACTATGATCAATCAAAAGCTATTAAAAGCATTACAAGATCAGGAACGACATTTACGGCAACGGCACTAGACGGAACAAAGTTTACGTTCACTCAGCAGGATAACAACACTACATATTCAGCAATTACTAACGCAAAGATTGATTCTATATGTGTATAGAAAGGAAAAATGAAAAATGGCTTTTTTAGATGAAACAGGATTGGCGTATTTCTGGGAGAAGACAAAGAACTTTGCACAGGACTGTGCCAACGAAAGAGCAAAATTATGTCTAAGAGGATATGCAGGAACCCAGTCCACTACTACAGCTTATACAAATAAAAAAATAACGTTGTCCGAGACAAGATCCGTGGACGCTTCTCTTATTAGCATTCAAGGAACAAAAATCGTGGCACAGAAAAATGGCAATTACTTGATAAGCATTAGCACCGAATGGGGTACTAACGCAACAAATAAACTTATTTTTTCAGGGTATGCTGTCAACGGTGGAAATTGGCTAGGTGCACTAAATTCAGCAGTAAATTTTACCCCATCGGGCAGTTATTCACCAGTACAGTCAAATACACAAGCAATTTATCTAAAGAAAGGAGACTACATTGAACCAGTTATTCAAAGCAATATTGCTGGTGCAACTTGTAACGAATTTCGAATCACTATTGTATATGTTGGAGGCGAGCAATGAGAGCAAAATTTAAAAATGGAGTAATTATTGAAAATGCAACACTGGAAAAGAAAAACAAGGAAACAGTTCTGAGTGCTTCACTCAAAAGCGAGTATTTATCTGTACTGACAGATGGAATCATTGAATCATTTACTTTGCTTACTGATACTGGAGAAGTCGAAAAGGAATTTAAAGCACCAGTTAATGGAATGAAGACAAGAGTTGAGAACGACACTTTATATATCGTCTATGAAACAGATGATACAGATGAAGTTCTAGCTCAGAACAAAGCTGATATTGATGCAATCAATGAAGCCATCGCTTCACTTGCAGAAATCGTAGGGGGAGAATGATCATGGTTAAATGGTACGTAAGACAAATCACAATGAATCGTATGACATTAGATGATGTTCCAAAAAGATGGCATGATGCAGTGGCAGAAGCACTGAAGCAGACAAACAGTTAATTCAAGATCAGACAGAACACTGATATAGACACAGGCGCATTGAGCGCCTTTTTAGTATAATAAAGATAAGCGAGGTGTGAGATGATAAAAGTATTTGGAGAAACGGACAAGGATTTTACAAGCAACGGTGATTGCGTTATTCAGCCATTCAAAGCGAAAGTTCACAAGGAAGATAACGGCAAATTTTATTTGACGATTGAAGCGGACATTTCTTATGTTGATCTTTTGACAGCAAACAGAATTATAGTTGCAGATACTCCACAAGGCGCACAGGCATTTCGTATTAAGAATCCAGAAAAAACAAAACACAAGATCACGATAAAAGCACCGCATATCTCATATGATGCAGAAAACTATGTGATTGCAGATAGCTATGTTGTTGATAAAAATTGCAATGATGCGCTAGATCATTTGAACAGCGCCACGGACAATCCTAGCCCGTTTCAGACGGTATCTGATATTGCAGAGATAAATTCATACAGGTGCGTTAGAACATCGCTGTATGACGCTTTTAGCACTGTTCTGGAACGTTGGGGTGGTCACTTAGTGCGTGACAATTACAGGTTCGGAATCATGAGTACTATCGGGCGTGATAATGGTGTCACGGTACGGTACAAAAAGAATCTGAAGGAAATGACATGCACGGCAAACTGGGATAATGTAGTAACAAAGCTCATGCCAGTTGGAAAAGATGGATTGATGTTGGATGAGGTCTATCTTTACAGACAGACGCAGTACGGCATTCCGTTTACAAAAGTCGTGTCTTTCAATCAGAATATTGATCAAGACCTTTACAAAGATACAGAAGGGCATCTTGATGAGGTTGCATACAACAATGCACTGATTGAGGATTTAAGGAAGCAGGGGCAGGCATATGTTGATGAAAACTGCGTGCCAAAAGTGAATTACACATTAAAAGCAAATGTTGAAAAGCTGACGGATATAGGAGATACAATCGAAGTCATTGACGAATCGATGGGTGTGGACATTACAACGCATGTTATTTCGTATGACTATGATTGCATTCTAGGCAAGTATACGGAACTTGAATTTGGAAACTTTCAGCAGAAGGTTTCTAACCTTATGGGAACAGTAAACTCAACAATTCAGCAGAGCGTAGAAAAAAACAATGCGAACTTACAGGTGATATTCTCAGATGCAATTCAGCAGGCACAGGAATCAATACTTGGAATGCTTGGCAGTTCGTATGTTATATATGAAGGCGATAAAATCCTTGTGGTTGATGCACTACCAAAGGAAGAAGCACACAACGTCATTATGATCAACAGCGGTGGTATTGCATTTTCAAGCACTGGCATCAATGGAGCGTTCGAGAGTGCATGGACGATTGACAATGTGCTGAATATGCAACATATCAACGTTATAAATTTAGTTGCTGATATGATCAAGGGCGGAACATTGAAGCTAGGCTCAAATCTCAACCAAAACGGACAGATTGAAGTCTATGATGAAGCGAATAATCTTATTGCAAAACTAGACAAAAACGGTCTGATTATGTATGGGCTTGATGGTTCATATCTGGTAGTCAATAATTCAGTCGGTTTTGCAGGATATGACCGCACAGGGGCTAAAACATTCTGGGTATCAGGTGACGAGTTCCACCAGAAAAAATCTGTAATTGAGGAAGAGATCACGTTGTGCAATAAAGCACGGTTTATTCCAATTACAGTAAAAGATGGAGATACTGTTACAAATGACGGCATCGGTATAGTGGGGGTGTGATATGGCTACATCAGGAACATTTAAAACATCAGCGTATGATGGTGCATGTCTACAGTTTGACTGGTCATTAAAAAGTCAAAGCACCGTAAACAATCAGTCTGTCATTTCATGGACACTGAAGGGTGCAGGAATCAAGTCGGGCTATTGGTACATGGCGGGGCCTTTCAAGTGTACTGTAAACGGCACGGTTGTATATCAGTCAAGCACCAGAATTAAGTTATTTACTGGAACGGTTGTAGCATCTGGAGAGCTTGCAATTGGTCACGATACCAACGGTTCAAAGTCATTCAGTGCATATGCAGAGTGTGCAATTTATACATCGGCTGTAAACTGCAAAGGTTCTAGAAGTTGGAGCCTTCCGGACATAGGAAGAGCATCACAGCCAAGCCTGAACACATGGCCGAACAATTCTCCAGACTTTAATATTGGAGATACTATTGTTGTGCATATGAGCCGCAAGTCAACCGTGTTTACGCATACAGTGGTACTGAAATTGGGTTCATACAGCTATACCATCGGAACAGGTGTAACGGATAATATTTCTCTTGATACAGACAGGATTGCATCTAATCTTTATGCACAAATGCCAAACAGCAATTCTATGACCGGAGAGATCGCTGTCACAACGTATAGTGGCAGTACGGTTATAGGAACATCAAGCTGTGCAATCATTGCACACGTTGTAAATTCTAATCCGACACTTGATGTAGCATATGAAGATTCAAATTCTAAAACCGTTGCAATCACAGAAAACAATCAGCACATTATCAGGAATAACTCGACATTAAAGATCCGCGTAAGCAACGCAAAGGCATTAAACGGTGCAACATTGAAATCAATTACTGCTGTTGTAAATGGTAATGCTTATACAGGCACGTTAAGTGGCACTACAGGCACAATCAATGTCGGTGTGGTAAATGTATCACACGATACTGAAGTGACCGTTAAAATCGTTGATTCAAGGGGAAATGCGGGGCAGAAAAAGATCACGGTGCTTGTGTATGACTGGACATTGCCAAGTGCGATCATCAAACTGAACCGCAAAAGCAATTATTATTCAGAAAGCATATTAAACGTAAATGCAAATTATGCGTCAATCGGTGGTAAAAATGAAGTCACGATTAAGTACCGCACGAAGAAGGTTGCAAACAGTACATTCAGCACTTACACGACAATTCAGGATAACACCGATACGAATTTTACGGCTGATAACGAATATGAGTGGAATGTGCAAGTTAATATTGCAGACAAGCTAGGTAATACAACCTACAATCTGATTCTTCCGAAGGGGATTCCGATTGTATATATAGATACTCAAAAAAACAGTTTCGGCGTAAATTGTTTCCCTAAAAACGATAAAAGTTTGGAGATAAATGGCAAAACTGTTTTTGATATGGTGTATCCTATAGGCAGTATTTATATGAGCGTGAACGCCACAAGTCCAGCAACTATGTTCGGTGGTACATGGGTGCAGATAAAGGACAAATTTCTGCTAAGTGCAGGAGATATGTATAAAGCTGGAGCGACTGGTGGTGAAGCAACACACACGCTGACAAAAAGCGAAATCCCGAATTATACAATTGGTAGTATTCCAGAAGCGGTTCCTGCCAATCATGATAACTGGCGTAATGGTGGGATTACAGGGGGCAATTTAGGAAATGCCTCAAGTTCTAAAAAAGGTGTTGCAAACAACAACGAAATGCTCACAATAACTTCTGGGCCGCAGTGGAGTTATCAAATCAGCACAGACGGTGGAGGACAATCGCACAACAACATGCCACCCTACATAGCCGTCTATATTTGGCAAAGAACGGCGTAAAAAAAGATTTACGGATTGAATGAATCATTATATACTAATGATGTGGTGTTTTTCATGTTCATCACAAATTCCTTTCTCAGCCTGTCGTGTCGTTTCGGCGGGCTGATTTTTTTATGCATGAATTTCTATACTAACTTGTCATAGCCTACAGGTCACATAATGTTAGTAAAGAAAAAAACACCGTTTGCAAACGGTGATTGATTGGCGTATATTATAGGTGCAGAATTTGATATCTGTATAACGTCCTTCTATTAAAGGGCAGGCAGAAATGTCTGCTTTTTATTTGAAGAAAACTTCTATTTTGTCAGGGGAAACATGGACGGAATCAAGAACATTGCGCCATAACGTGCGTTTATTCTCACGTGTGAGGTTATCATATATTGAGCGCCAACCACTGTTCAAAAATTGTTTAAGATGATCGGTGCTTTGAGGTTTGAAAGATTCAAGCCTTTTTATTTTGTCTTCAGTTTCAGCATATAGGCGCTCATAGGTGCTTACAGGCATACGCTTTTTGATGAATATATAATTCAGATTATCAAGCTCTTTTCTTAGTTCTTTTAATTCCTTTTCAGTTGTGTTTTTTGTTTCAGATGTGACGCTTGATATTGTGGCTATATGATCTTTAAGCAGGTTATCAAGATTAGACAGCAGATATTTTTCCGTTGCAAGTTCCGCATAGTGCTTTTTGTGGGTGCATGTATGCACCGAGTGCGCGTTGTTGCATCTATAGTAATAATATCGCTTGCCACCTTTTGGATGGCTCACTCCAACCAGCTTAGAACGGCATTCTGGGCATCTTAAAAGTCCAGTGAATAAATATACATGTCGTTGTATTCCCGTGCGGATATTGGCCTGTAATGCGGTCTGAACGGCATTGTATGTTTCTTTCGTGATGTATGGTTCGGCGTAATTGGAGTTTCCACGGTATGATCCAGAATAAAATTCATTCTTTAATATGTGCATGTATGACATGTAAGGTCTAGACAGTCCGTATTTCTTGTTGACGTATTCGACAGTGTAATGGACTGACTGATGCAGGAGAAATGATTCGAAAATGTCTTTAACTATTGGTGCTTTGGATTCATCAATTGCAATGCGTTTATTGCCGTTTTCTGTGACAATCCTGTAACCGAAAGGAACATTGCCAGTGATAGGTTGACCTTGGGCAATCTTGTACTCAAATACGGCTTTGATACGTTCAGAGCCTTTTTTTAATTCATGTTCTGCAAGATTGACCTTCAAATTGAACATAAACAAGCCGTTTGCAGTGGACGTGTTGATATCATCTTCGCATATTGAAATCATGGCAACGTCATTCTGTTGAAGAAGTTCAAGCATCTTGTTAGCTTCAAGTACGTTACGTGACAGACGGTCAAGGCGTGTGAAAGCTATTGCATCTAGATCGCGAAGGTTTGACAGCATGGCTTGAAGCTGCGGGCGTTTCATGTTGCTTGCTGAGTATCCTTCGTCAATGTAGATATGTTGCAGGGCATGACCATTGTCGTTGCACCATTGCGTTATTTCTTCAGTCTGGGCCTGTATTGAGTATCCATATTTCTTTTGTTCATCAGTGGAAACACGAGCGTATCCTGCCACTCGCAGATTTTTTCTCATAAAAATACCTCCGCTTGTTTGAAAATAAAAAAAGCAGTCCATACTAGCCGATGAGAGGCGGTGAAAATATGGACGCAGAAAAAATATATTCGTTGCTGTTTAATCTTTATGCTGAACAGGAAAATCTCAAAATCGAGTATGAGTTAGACAACTCTTTTTTTTCGACAGATGGTTTCAATCAGAAACATTCTTGCTGTCAAGGTACAGTTTCATTATCTTCAGATACAGCTCATCCTTCTCAGCTTCTGGAAGATCGTGAAACAGAGACTCGATGCGCAGTGTGAGGTCTGTAGTTTCATCATAGCTTGACGTATCAATTCCAAAGTAAGATATATCAATACCGTAAACCTCGCAAAAACGTTTCAAAGTTGAAAGAGTCAAGGAACGTTTCCCAGACTCAATATTTGATATGGCAGGTCTTGAAAGCCCGACAAGGTCAGCAAGCTCAGACTGTTTAAGATCACGGGAGTTGCGTAATTCTTTGAGTTTCCTTCCTATTGCTTTATTGTTAATCATTATTTTTACACCACCTAAAAAAGTTTATATTTCGATGATAACACACCGTAGCTATTTGAAACAATAACAAATAATCAAAAAAAGATTAAAAGTAGTTGCAATTTGATGACATGGGTATATAATGTAGGCAAGAAAGGGGGCACGAAATGAAAAGAGCAGAACTTAAAGCATTCAGAATATCAAAGGGATATACTCAGAAAGAAGTAGCAGAAATGCTTGGGGTATCGACTAGCCATTATGCTTGTATTGAGCAGGGAACGCATAATCCTTCTACAAAGATTGTCAAAGTGTTCTGCAATGTATTTGGTAAGGAAAATGCAAGTTTAATAATTGGGAGCTGAAAACATGTTTGAAATCGTAGCAGAAATTGTAAAAAGCGGTAACGCAGAAGAATTAAGAGCAATTATTGAACAGTATGAAATGGATGTTTCAAAAAGAAAGGAAAACAAGAAAAATGATAGGATTTGAAAACATTACAAAAGACGTAGCAGCTGATTTAATCGAGCTAGTAAATCAGTTAAGAGGACTTGAAAAGTCCGCACAGGTCAACTATTCTGTGCAAAATCGAAAAACAGGGGAATGTATGCACAAGGCATTTGATTATGTACCGCTTGATAATATCTTAAACAAGATTAAAGAAAATAATAATTTTGCCTTGCTACAGCCTATTGGAATTGATGAGAACGGCGTAAACGGTGTTCGCTGTATTCTGGTACATAAGAGCGGACATGTATTCGAGACAAACACCTACCCGTTTGCAGTTAAGGAAGGTGCGAAGCTTCAGGATGAGGGAGCAGAGATCACATACCGCAAGCGTTACTCATTAGGTGCATTCCTTGGCATGGCGACTGAAGAAGATACAGATGGCAATGATGATGAAGCAACGAACAGCACGGAACGCAAGGCATCGCCAAGACAGGTCGAAGTATTGAGCAAGAACTATACAGGCGAGAATCTTGAGAAATTGTTAAAGATGAACAAGATTGAAAAGCTGGAAGATATGCCAATGTCGAAGGCAAGCGAGTTGATCGGAAAGATTATGAAGCAAAGAAAGGCGGACAATCATGAATAAGTACGTACAATTAGTAGTATGTCAGCACACTGGCGACCAAAAAAAATACCTGTTCTATGCGCCTGCTTTTACCGAAATTAAGATAGGTGAAGAGGTTATGGTTGATACGCAGTTCGGAGAAAAAAAGGCAACCGTGCTTGCAGTTTGCACAACATCTAGTGATGATGTGGAAATATCAATGCGTGTTCTTGCAGGTGCAGAAGAAAAGCCACTCAAAAGAGTTATCGGCAAATATGAATTTACTAAATTTAATTACAGTGAGGATGAAACAAATGAATAACATTATCGAAAGAAAAGATTCAGACGTTATGCTTCCTAAAGAAGTATGCGAGAAAATCATCAGCCTTGAGAAGCAGGCAAAAGAAATCAAAAAGCAGCAGGACAGCATGAAGAAAGAAGTTCTTGATGCTATGCAGAAGTACGGCGTATTAAAGCTCGACAACGAGTTTCTGAAGATTGCATTCATTCCAGAGCATGACGCAGAAAAGTTTGACAGCAAGAAATTCAAGGAAGAAAATCCTGACGTATATGACTTGTATGCCAAAATCTCAAAAGTGAAACCGTCCATCCGCATCACGGTGAAGTGATGGAAACATTCAGCATTAAAGGCGGTACGCTTGAATATTTTGACGATACTCATACATATCTGTATGATGGGCTTATGTTGCCAAGTGTCTCTCAGATTTTGGGTATGAAATATAAAAATGAGTATGCAAGCGTGCCACCTGCCGAGTTGAATAATGCGGCTAAAAGAGGTACGGCAGTACATAAGGCAATCGAGAATTACAACAATTCAGGCTATGATGATGGAAGCGAAGCAGTGCGGAACTTTAAGTTTTTGCAGAAACAATACGGATTCGAGGTTCTGGACAGTGAGTTGCCACTTGTGATTTTTAAGGATGATATGCCGATAGCATGTGGACGGCTTGACATGACAATGCTGATGGATGGACAGACAGGGATTGCGGATATTAAAACCGTCAGCACATTAAATAAGGAAAAGATCGCATATCAGTTGAATTTGTACCGCATCGGATTGAAACAAAGTTATGGAGTTGATGCGCAATTCTTGAAGATTATACATATAAGAGATGGCATCAGGAAAGTTATTGACAGCCCTGTGAACGAGGGCATGACATGGGAGTTAATCGAAAAATTTTTAGAGGAAAAAGAAAATGAGAAAAAGAGATAACAGCATTATAAAAAACGTAGATTTCACTAAACTTAATAAAATATTAAATGAAAAAGGCATTAGAAGAGCAGAACTTTCTAGAAGATGTGGTTATTATTCGTACTATGTTAAAGATCATGTATTCAAAGAAAAAAAGCTTAATTGGACAGTAGCAAACATGTTAGAAAAAGTATACGGCATTTCGCCAGAACAATATTGTTATGAAAAAGCAGAGAAAAGCACTAGCAACAATGATACTGCAAAGACAACAGCTAGTAACGATGATAGTTACGAATTTATATTTTCGTGTAATGGTGAATTTTTGAAATCGTTGGCATAGGCATCAATAAATAAACATTGTAGTATTGAAGATTTTATCTTTGATTGTATTATGGAAGGATTAAAACAGGAGAAAAACTAAAGTGAATAATGTTAGTTTGATTGGAAGGCTTACGAAGGATGTTCAGGAACGGAGAACGCAGAGCGGAACACCAGTTGTTTCTTTCACATTGGCAGTTGACAGAAGAAAAAAGGAAGACGGCGCAGACTTCATTCCTTGTATTGCGTGGGACAAAGCAGCCGAGACAATCGCAAAATACGTTCACAAAGGTGACTTGTTTGCGGTGACTGGGCACATCCAGACAAGAAGCTACGAGAAGGACGGCAGAATGAATTATGTAACAGAAGTAGTCACGACAAGCTTTCAGTTCTTGGAGCGTAAGCGTGAAATGAGTTCTGATAGCCCTAGCGGTCAAAATAATAGCAATCTTAATAATGGTTGGGGGAATACAAGTTTAGACATAAATTCGTCTGATTTGCCATTCTAAGAGGTAATAACTGTATGATAGGAAATGCAAAAGCTATCATCCAGTGGTTGTTCGACCAGCAGGACGCAGAAAAACTGTACGAGATCAAAGAGAAGAAATCGAAAAGATCACTCACAGCCAATGCGTACTACTGGTCTTTGCTCAACCAGTTGGCTAGTGTTATGAGGATGAGCAGTGAAGAAGTGCATTTCATGATGCTCAAGCGATACAGCATGTGTGAGGTTGTGTCGGTCAGGTCGGATATAAAAGTCGATGGCTATTTTCGATATTATGAAGCAATCGGGCAAAGTGATCTTGACGGCAAAGAGTTCACACATTACAATATTTACAAAGGCAGCTCGGATATGGATTCAAAAGAGTTCTCCATCCTTCTGGATGGATTAATCAGCGAGTGTGAAGGGGTCGGAATACCGACACTGACACCTGATGAAGTTGCAAAACTGAAATATATAGAAATGAGGAAAAAATAAATGAATATTTACGTTGAAAAAGGTGCATATGTGCCAGAGAGGGCACACAAAACTGATGCGGGGTTGGATGTAAGATCAAGTGAAACTCGGCTTATAAAGGCACACAGAGGGACTTTGTTGCGTACTGGATTACATGTGCAGTTGCCACATGGAACGGCAGGACTGTTGGTTTCTAAAAGTGGGCTGAACGTTAAACGTGGCATTACATCAACAGGGCTTATTGATGAAGGATATACGGGCGAAATTATGGTGAAACTGTATAATCATTCAGATTATGATTATTTTGTGAATGCGGGCGATAAAATCTCACAGTTGGTGGTTATTCCTGTTCTGTATGAGGATATTCACATCAAAAATTTTCTTGATGCAGATACAGACAGAGGAAATAGCGGATTTGGTTCAAGTGGTAAATGAGTGAGTATAGTATCATGCATGAAGGAATGTTCTTCATGAAAGAACACTGTTATCGGTATTATTCAGAACGGTTATATGGAACTGTCAGACATGAAATTTTTTTCGGCACTGCCAACCGTAAAAAATCAATCAAGTATGGTCTTGTAGTATTCATCAAGCCTGAAGATCACAACATGTCTGAATACGGCGTGCATAACCGAAAAGGTCATGAATTTGATATGCATCTGAAAAAGATGGGGCAGGAACGAGCCATGGACGAATACAAATGGACAACAGATGAATTTATTGATATCTTTGGCAAGTCGTATATTTGAGGTGGCTAAATGTATAGAAAATATCACAATAAAAAGACATTTATAGATGGAATCAAGTTCGATTCAAAGTTGGAAGCTGAACGGTATGCACAGCTCAAGATGATGGAATGTGCAGGGGTTATTCGTGACTTGGAACTACAACCGGAGTATGAGCTTATACAATCATTCAGGAAGAATGGCAAGACATGGCGTAAAACCGTGTATAAAGCCGATTTCAGGTACATTCTAGCTGATGATGATAGAATATTATTGAAGATGTAAAAGGCTCTACAGCGGTAATTACTGACGTTTTCCGTTTAAAGCAAAAACTGTTCGAATACAAATATCCAGAGTTTACTATAAAGATAGTCGCAAGGAAGAACATGAAATGAATCAGCGTGATAAGATTGTACTATACATTCAGAAGTTTGGAAGCATCAGCAGTTTGGAAGCATTTCAAGACTTGGGAATTACAAGATTGTCAGCACGAATATATGAGTTGAGGGAAGAGGGCTACAAGTTCGAGGAGATATTTAAAGCGTCAAAAAATCGGTTTGGAGAGATCGTGTATTACAAGCGGTACAGGTTTCAAAAAGAAACATAAATCGGCAAAATGTGTTGACTTAATCACAATGTGATGATAATATTAGAGAGTCATAAGCAGTTATACTACCTGTTCAGTAACCGCCATTGCTGAATAGCAGTGAATGAAACTGAATAGGTACATGAACCGTATTGCATTAGGTTGGCGGACTTAATGTGATACGGTTTTATGTTATTGTAAAGCAGAAAAAGGAAGGAAATAAAAACATGAACGATAACAGAGATTTCAAAGGCGTATGGATTCCAAAGGAAGTGTGGCTAGACACTAGGCTTAATGCACTTGATAAAGTTATTCTTATGGAAATTGACAGCTTAGATCAAGGTGAAAAGGGATGCTATGCAAGTAACGAGCATCTTGCTGAGTTCTGCCAATGCAGTAAAACGAAGGTATCGACAGCAATTTCAAAACTTATTGAATGTGGATACTTATACATCCAAAATTTTGATGGAAGAAAGCGAGAACTGAAAAGCAGACTTTCAAATTTTGAAAGGCAGAATATCAAAAATTGTAATGCTGATATTCAAAATCTGAAAGAAAGTAATACATATAGAAATACAGATAATAATACAGTAAGTAATAAGAAAGAAAGAAAGAGCAAGTCGAAATCGTATGATGAACAGATTGCGGAGTATACAGGAAATGAAGAACTGCAAGATGCACTGAAAGCATTTATACAGATGAGAGCTTTTATCAAGAAACCTATGACGGAGTATGCTCTTAAACTCATGCTGAAGAAACTGAATGAATTGGGAAATAACGACACGACAAAGATCGCTATTCTTAATCAGTCAATCACGCATAACTGGCAAGGTATCTTCCCTTTGAAGGATGAATACACAAAGCAGGAAAAACAACAAGAGAATAAATACGACCAGAATGGCTATGAATCCGAAGAAGAATTTATGAAAATGTTCTACGGTAAATAAAGTTTCAAAAAGAAACAAAATTCGATTAAAAGTATTGACTTATATTAATAT